GCATGTCTATTAAAGCTTCCGGCCCCATTAGTATCAATGGATCTGCAATCGCTTTAAATGGTGGAGGAGGGGGAGGAGAAGTTGCACCCCCACAAAAAATTGGCGTCTATAATTTGCCTGAGGCTCAGTATGATGGATACAACTGGTTTGTCCAACCCAATGCCCTAAGATCGACGAACTATAAGGTTCCTACTCATGAACCTTATATCAGAGGAAATATACAAGCTGTGGCAGAAAATCAAGAACAACTTCTTAACAGTTTAGCATTTGACATAGACGGAAACCCAATAAGTCCCCCAGTGGGCATTACTCCCCGGGGACCGGAATCTGCCTTAAATCAAGCATTGACTTCGCAAGCTCCTGCAGGAGTGTTTATATCACAACCAACACCACAAGCCGGAATGGGAATACTTAATCAAGATCAATTACGGGCTTTTATGGCTCAGACTGGCTACTCTGAAAGCAGTGGAAACTACGCAGCACAGAACCAATTTGGATACCAAGGAAAATACCAACTTGGATCAGCTGCCCTACAAGATTTGGGCTACGTTAAAACCGGTACACCGCAGACCACAGAAGCTTTAAATAATCCCAATAATTGGACTGGCAAAGACGGAATGGTCAGTTCAACCGCTTTCAAAAACAATCAAACAGTTCAAGAAACTGCCATGTATAATTATAGTCGTCAAAATTATGCAACTTTGGAAAGACAAGGGGTAATTTCGGCAACCACTACAGTAGATCAGGCCGCCGGATTGTTAAGTGCAGCACATTTGGTGGGCGCCAGTGGTGCCGCAACTTGGTATAAAACAGGCGGAGTAGTTCAAGATGCCAATGGTACATCTGCGGCTTCTTATTATAATAGAGGAATTTATAGTCAAACTCAAGTACCTGTTATTGCTGCAAGTAATGCTAGTAAACCCGGATAAATATTAACATGGCACTTTATAACGGATTCAGCACTCTAAGCAGTAGCAAAAAATTTAAATTAACTGACTTTGAATTAGTAAAGCAGGATTTACAAAATCATTTTGCTATCAGAAAAGGCGAGAAATTAATGAATCCTGAATTTGGTACTATCATTTGGGACATGTTGTTTGAGCCGTTAAATGAAGATACTAAAAATGCAATTATTCAGGATATCAAAAAAATTGTAGCCAATGATCCGAGAATTGCTGTACAAAATGTGATAGTGACTCAATTTGACCGGGGCCTGCAAGTTGAATTAGAAATAATCTATATATCAACTAATCAAGTTGATAAATTGGCTATTCAGTTTGATCAGCAAAGTCGACAGTCCACTACAGTTCTTTAAAATACCATATTTTGTTCTCAATAAATATATAAAACGGGGACACTATGGCCATCACTACACGTCAAACTAGTCTGTTAGTCAATCAGGACTGGACTAAACTATACGAAAGTTTCAGGAACGCAGACTTTCAAGCATATGATTTTCAAACACTGCGAAAGTCAATGATCGACTATCTGAGAATCTATTATCCAGAAAGTTTTAACGACTTCATCGAATCAAGCGAATATGTTGCATTAATTGATTTAATTGCATTCCTTGGTCAAAGTTTGGCGTTTAGGTCAGACTTAAACGCAAGGGAAAACTTTATCGACACAGCTGAGCGTCGTGACAGTGTTTTAAAATTAGCCAAACTTATAAGCTATATTCCTAAAAGAAATCAAACTGCTAACGGATTTTTAAAATTTGAAAGTGTTCAATCGTCTGAACAATTACAAGATAGTAACGGAATAGATCTAACTAATTTAATTATAAAATGGAGCGATAGCAGTAATATTAATTGGTATGAACAATTTGTAACAGTGTTAAACTCATCACTGCCATCGAATCAGCAGATTGGTCGCCCTGCTAACACTCAATTGATAAGTGGTGTCACTAACAGCGAATATAACGTAAATTTACCATCCGGTACTTTACCGGTATTTGGATACAGTACACAAGTAGAAAATGCTACACTAAATTTTGAGATTGTCAGTGGCACTAGCATTGGACAAAATTATATCTACGAAGCTGCCCCATCACCTGGCAGGCCACTGAATATCATTTATAAAAATGATAATTTAGGCAATAGCAGTAATAACACTGGTTTCTTTTTTTACTTTAAACAAGGAACCTTGCAAAATCAAAGCTTTAGTTTTGCAGAAAGCATCCCTAATAATTTAGTTAGCATTAACACAGACAACATTAATAACACAGACACATGGTTGTATGAAGTTAATAATTTAGGGGGGTTAGGCGCTCAGTGGGAACAGATACCGTCAGTAACTGGCGTTAACATTATCTATAATAACAATGCAGCAAAGAAAAGTTTTCAAGTATCTACTAGAGGATCGGATCAAATTGACTTAGTTTTTGGCGACGGCACTTTTGCGGCTATTCCGCAAGGATCATTCAGAACTTATTTTAGGGTAAGTGCAGGTCTGAGTTATACAGTTACACCTGACGAAATGACCAACATTCGATTTGTGATACCTTATATCAGTAGAAGTGGCAGATTAGAAAACTTAACAATTGTTGCCAGTTTAAAATACACAGTGGCTAATGCACTGCCGAGAGAAAGTCTGGCAGAAATAAAGACCAAAGCTCCGCAATTGTACTATACACAAAATAGAATGGTCACGGGAGAAGACTATAATACTTTTCCTTACAGCAATTATAGCACAATTAGTAAACTCAAAGCGGTGAACAGAACCAGTAGCGGTATAAGCCGATATTTAGATGTTTTTGATGTAACTGGTAGATATAGTAGCACGAATATTTTTGCAGAAGACGGCATTGTTTATAAAGAAGATGCAGACAGCAGTTTTAATTTTACTTTCAACACTACGTCTGAAATCAATAAAATAATTCAAAATCAGGTCCTGCCTGCTATTCGTAACAAAACACTGCAACATTTTTATTATGAATATTTTAATAGGTATTCATTGTCTAATTTATTTTGGAGTAGAAGTGTAGTTGGATCAGGGTCTAGTTCTGGTTACTTTGTTGACAATCAAACAAATAAAATAGGCATTGGCCCAGGGGTAGTAGGTAATAACAAATATATGGCTGAAGGCAGTATAATAATATTCAGCCCTGGCCAAAATAACTATTCTAACAGTGCCAATGAGATTGTGCCTTTGCCCAGCAGTGGTCAAGTACCACAAAACGGCCAACCATTGATATATGCCAGTATTACACAATTAATAGGCAATGGTAATCAGGGAAACTTAGCCACTGGACAAGGCCCAGTGGCGTTAAGTATGAACATTCCGTCCAATGCCCAAGCCTTGGTGGCAATCCCAGGATTTAGCAATAGCTTTAGTACATCTTTTATCTCACAATTAATTACGTTAATTAGCAATTATTCAGAATTTGGAATTAGATATAGTCAAGAAACTCGAGACTGGGTAATTGTTAACAGCGAAGATCTAGACATTGAAAATGCATTTAGTCAGCAATATCAAGGTGCGTCAAATGGACTAAACTTAGATTCAAGTTGGGTACTAGCATTCACAGTAAGCAGCAGTACGTATACCGTACAAATCAGAGGATTGAGTTATATTTTCGAAAGTCTATCCGAAACTAAATTTTATTTTGATGATAGGGTAAAAATATTTGATCCAGTCACTGGATTTACGGTCAATGACAGTATTAACGTATTAAAAGTAAATGGAAATCCTGACACAGGGTTCCCGCTAACTGAAAACGTATTATTTTATATCTACAATCAAATTGCAGAGTCTGATGGTTATGTGGATGCTAGTAAAATTTTAGTAACTTACAGTGATATTAACAATGATGGCGTGCCCGACGATCCGGATATTTTTAATTCAGTTGTACAACCTATTGTAGACACATTTGAAAATACAAATGAAATTATTTCTTTTATAAATGTATATCCGTTAGGACAAGTGTTTTATACTTCTGACGATAACTCTTATTATAGAATAGTTTCTTCTAGTAACGTCAGAAGTTTACAATTGGAATCTTCAACTCAGTACAATAAATTTGTATTTTTTATAAAAACTTACGGGTATGACAGTTTTGTAAGTTTTGAACCAGTGCCTGTCGGCACAATAAATTCAGAGTTTCCCAATGAAATTAGCATTGTTGGTAACATCAATAACTATCCTGCAGGCCAGATTTTCTATACATACGCAGATGAAAAATTCTATATATTGAATATTGTCAACGGTGTTCGCTCATTGGTCGAAAGCAACGATTATCTGGCTAGAATAGGAAGACCAACTTTATATTTTCAATATAGACACAATGCGCCTGGTAGCAGAAGAGTCGATCCTAGTCCAAGTAATCTAATAGATTTATATATTTTAACAAAAGAATATGAAACCAACTACAGAGCTTGGGCATTAGACACCACAGGAACAATCTCCGAACCATCTAAACCCACTGGGGAATCTTTGAATCTTTCATTGAGTGGGTTAGATAACTATAAGTCAGTCAGCGACGCAATAATTTACAACTCGGCAAAATTTAAACCTTTGTTTGGAAATAAAGCCAGACCAGAACTACAGGCAACTTTTAAAGTTATTAAAAATCCCAATATTAATTTGACAGACAGTGAAATAAGAAGTCAGGTTCTGGCATTACTAAATTCTTTTTTTGCGGTGGGAAACTGGGATTTTGGAGAAACTTTTTATTTTACTGAACTGGCCACCTATATCCAACAAAGTCTGGCACCAAATATCAGTAGTTTAATCATTGTGCCTAACAGCACAAGCCAAACATATGGATCTTTACAACAAATTAGCAGCGACCCTAATGAGATTTTAATAAGTTGTGCAACTGTACAAAATATTGAAATTATAACTGCAATAACAGCAGCTCATCTAAACGTACAAAATTTGGCGGTAAATACAATAATTAACTGATGAAAATTTCATGCCTATTACAAAAACTATAAATTTCCTACCTGGAATATTTCAGTCTGACACAAACAGAAAGTTTTTAAATGCTACTCTAGATCAATTGATGACAGAGCCAAATTTAATTCCCATTAATGGTTATGTGGGAAGAAAATTTGCTCCAGGATTCAATAGCATTAATTCTTATGTATTAGAACCAACAGCAGATCGTGCAGACTATCAACTTGAGCCCAGCATTGTTGTTAAAAATCAAAATACTAATAATGTTGAATTTCAAACTACCTATCCTGAAATATTACAAAAGTTAGATTTTTATGGGGGTAATACTGATAATCAGGATACTCTTTGGTCCAGTGATTTTTATAGCTATAATCCTAGAGTTAATGCAGATGCATTTATTAATTTTGGACAGTATTACTGGCTACCCAATGGCCCCACTCCGGTTGATGTGTATGCAGGCACCATAGATTTAGAGAGAACATTTTATGTATACCCCGATGCAGGATTAAATGTTTACAATCTGAGTGGATTTGGCACTGTGCCAAATCCTGACCTTGTTTTTGCACGTGGTGGCAATTATAAATTTATAGTAAATCAACCTGGAAAATCTTTTTATATTCAAACACAACCAGGAATATCTGGTATAAGCAATAGGACAAATCAAAGCACTAGACAAATAGCAGGAGTAACTAATAACGGAACTGATGTTGGCACAATTTCATTTAATGTGCCATCAGCCACAGATCAAGATTTTTATACATCTATGCCAGTGGTGCAAGAAGTAGATTTAGTAAGCACAGTTAGTTATGCAGATTTACAAGGCAAATTATTGTCGGAAATAAAATCTCAGTATGGCGGCATTGACGGACAAAATGCAAATTTAAATGGAAAATATTTAATATTTGAAAATTACAGTGTGGATCCCGCTGACTGGACAGCCAGCTCTGTTACGGTTCCCGAAGAACAACGTTACGGAATTTGGAAAATTATTCTAACCCCAGTGGGCGTAGACTATACTTTTACCTTAGTGTATTATCTTCCAATACCAGAAAATAACAAAGTAATTATTATGTCTGGTTTGGAATATGGTAATACAGAATGGTATACAAATAGCCAAGATAGATTACAAATTATTCCGGTGATCACTGCTCCATTGACAGAACTATACTATCAAGATAGTTCAGATCCAAGTCAGTACGGTGTAATTAAACTAGTTGAAGCTTCTAATAATGTAATCAACGTTGACACTGAAATTTTAGGAAAAAAAGGTTACGTTAGCCCCAATGGTGTAACATTTACCAATGGATTAAAAATTGTGTTTGATGCCAGCGTTATGCCGGAATCATATCAAAATAAAGAATACTATGTAGACGGTGTTGGATCGGGGATCGTGTTAGTGGCAGTTAGCGATTTAATTATCAATGCTGCTCAAGCCAAGAACAATTATCAGCCTTCGCAGAATTTTGTAGTATATGCATCGGCTAAACTTAATGCAGCCGCAGATCAATTGACTGTAACAACCACAGATAATCCAGATGGGACAAATGTTGCAGTGGGGCAGTTTCCTAATACTATAAACAGTAACTATATAGTTGAGCAGAATATTGAATTCAGATATCCTTACCGAGCTGGACAGAACTTGCCAGGGGAACATGAAAATTTATTATTCTCAGCTGATAACATAGGTGTGACTCTTCCTGGTATAGTAATAAACGGTGTTAGTAATGGTGCAACGGTTCCTGGACAAAACAATACCACGTGGCATTATGATATAAATCAAGTTCTTATAAACGGACAAGATGCCTACGGCGGATATACCTTAGATAATGGAAGATATGTATATAACAATAGTAATTTTATAACAGCAAACGCATGGGGCAATGTAACCAACTTTGTTCAAGGGTACACTGATTTAACAACAGGGCATAGTAAATTAATTGGATTTGCCAAAGACGGATACCCAATATATGGTCCGTTTGGCTACGATAATCCTATAGATGATGCAAGTGGTATTATCAGAATGGTAAGCTCTTATACAGCATCCTCAGATGGGTTGTACAGGCCCCCTGCTCAGACAGTTACAGTTACAGCAGATGCTACGAGCACGAATTTTATCGCAGTATCGACTACTAATGGAATAAATCCAGGTATGCGTGTAACGCTTAATAATGGCGGCATATCACAAGGAACTGTATGGGTAATTAACAATGGTTTAAAAACTGCTCAAGGACTGTCAAACTTTAATGGGACAATTAGTCAGATTCAGTTAAACACCAATGTTACTGTGCCGGCTGGAACTAGTTTAACTTTTGAATTTTTACCAGGTGCTTTTATCGAAGATTACACATTCGACGAAAATACAGGCACATTAGATCAATACAACGGACGATTTTGTGTAACTCCAGAATTTCCCAACGGAACGTATGCATATTTTGTTACTCAAAATTCAAATAATCAACCTGTATACCCTTACATAGTGGGACCTGCGTTCTATGGTAGTACTGCAATAGATACGAATACTAGCTTGGCAACTCCGGATTATTTAATAATCAGTAGAGCCAGTAAAGACTTGAATCCGTGGACTCGAAGAAATCGATGGTTTCACAAGAATGTATTAGAGTTAACTACAATTTATACAAATATCGAACAAATCGTTGATTCAGAAAACAGAGCAAAACGTCCTATTATTGAATTTGACAGCAATCTTCAATTATATAATTTTGGAAAAACTGCCAAACAACCAGTGGACATTTTTGACACCGAAACAGAAACTCCATTTACAACAGTCGAAGGTGTAACAGGAATATTTGTTGATGGCATAGAGTTAGTCGAAGGCATGCGAATAATTTTCGGCGCAGATCAAGATCCTAATACTAAAGCTAAAATCTGGGTCGTTACTTTTATAGACATATATGATGATCCAACACAGCCTGAAATTATTCATTTAGTTCCAGCAACCGATAGTACAGTGTTGGCAGATGAAACAGTCAGCGTGTTTAACGGAGTAACAAACAACGGCAAAAGTTTTTGGTATACTGGTACAGAATGGTTAGAAAGTCAACAAAAGTTAACGGTCAATCAAGCTCCGTTATTTGATGTATTCGACGACGAAGGAATAAGTTTTAATGACATTAGCAAATACCCTATTGTAAACAATCAAACTAGGTTTCAAGGAAATAAGATTTTTGGTTATAAATTAGGTGAAGGCACAGCAGATCCTGTATTGGGTTTTCCATTGTCTTATAAGAACTTTAACAATGTTGGGGACATAGAATTTGAAAACTTTTTTGAAACAGACATATTTTCTTTCGGGGAAAATAATACAACAGTAGTAAAAAATGTTAATTTAGGTTTCTTACATAAAAATAACACAAACGGTACATTTAGTAAAATTAACACTTGGACTAATGTAAATTCACCGTCAAGACAGATGCAAGATCTTGCATTTACTTACGATGGAATCACAAATAGGTTTAATATTGACATTATACCAGACTTGTCAACAACTGAGCCTAACATTATAGTTTATGTAAATGCTAAACGGTTACCGGTATTAGATATAAATGCATATCCTTTGCCAGATAACAATTTAATGTTAGTTATTAATCCGTTGAAAATAGAGCAAGGCGACCGAATTGACATTTTAATATATAATAGCACTGAATCAAGCCAGATAGGTTTTTATACTTTCCCTGACAATTTAAATTATAACCCACAAAATGCTTTATTAAAATATCCCACTTTAGGTGAATTAAGAAATCATATAGGACAATTGAGTCAAAATAATTTACTATTTACAGGTTCATATCCGGGAGTTAGTAACCTCAGAGACTTATACATTGAAAATTTTGCTGGCACCATGTTGCAACAAAGTGCTCCTATTAGCTATGCTGGTATGTTCTTGAGCGATGAAGAATTTAATTTTGTCAGCTCGTTATTAAATGCTCAGCAAGAATATACTAAATTTAAAAATAAATTTTTAACTTTGGCTGGTAAATCTAATCAAATTGATCCAACAAATCCTGTTACTGGTGTTGATTATATTTTAAAACAAATCAATATTATTAAGGATAAAACTTTTCCATGGTATTATAGTGATATGGTACCATATGGGGATAACAAAAAAACAATCACTTATTCAGTCTTTAATCCTAATCAACGAAATTACGAAATAACAGAAATTTTTAGTAATGAAACAGTTGGCAGCAAAGCAATTCTGTTGTATTTAAATTCTACTCAATTAATATACGGGATAGACTATACATTCTTAGTTACTGGTCCTGGAGTTAGCATATTAGACACGGTTGAATTAAACATCGACGATACTATCACTATAGTAGAATATTATGATACCGATGGAAACTGGATTCCGGAAACTCCTACTAAATTAGGATTGTATCCAAAATTTACACCTGAAATATTCACAGACTATACATACACAACACCGCAGACTTTTATTAAAGGACACGATGGAAGTTTAACTGTAACTTTTGGAGACTTTAGAGATCAATTAATATTAGAATTAGAAAAAAGAATTTATAATAATACCAAAGTTGCATACAGTGAAAAACTAGTAAACATCTATGACAGCATTCCTGGTAAATTTAGGGATACAGGGTTTACTTTGGCACAGTACAATAATCTTATTGCAAGACACTATTTGCAATGGGCCGGAGTGAATAATTTAGATTATGTGACAAATAGTACGTATGTAAACGATTCTCCGTTTAGTTACAATTATTCTTCAGCCAAAGATAAGATCAATGATGCAAACTTACCAGGAAGCTGGCGTGCCTGTTATGAATATTTTTACGATTGTCAGACTCCACATTTATCTCCATGGGAGATGCTAGGTTTCAGTGAACAACCAGACTGGTGGGAAAATGAATACGGCCCAGCTCCATATACATCGGGTAACAAAATATTGTGGACTGATTTACAAAATGGGCTGATTGCACAAGGCAGTAGACAGGGCATAGATAGTAGGTTCAAGCGCCCAGGTTTATTAGACTTCATACCTGTAAACGAAAATGGTGAGTTATTGCCACCGATCGGATTAATTACTACATCATATGACAGTACCGGATTTAATCGATCTTGGGTCATGGGACAATTTAGTCCTACAGAAACAGCATGGAGAAATAGCAGTGACTATCCATTTGCTGTTCAATACGCAATAGCAATGATAAAACCTGCAAAATATTTTGCATATGGACTAAACACAAACAAATATAGATATAATACAGATTTAGATCAATATGTAATAACAGGAACAAACTATAGGATTGTTCCAGATGATGTTGACGTTAACGGATATACTAATAGCAATGGTGCTATTAGCAGAGCTTCTGGTTACTTAAATTGGATTACTGACTATCAAACAAGTAAAGGTGTAACAGATAAACAACCACTGTTAGATTTTGTCAGAAATTATAATATTCAATTAAGTTACAGGATTGCAGGATTTAGTGGCAAACAGTATCTTAAAATTCTGGCAGAACAAAACAGCCCCGAAAGCACCAATGAAACTATCATTATACCAGACAGCGATTATGATTTAGTTCTGAGCAAATCAACTCCTATTTTAAATGTAAGATACAGTGGAGTGATAATAGAAAAAACAAATTCAGGATTTAAAGTTTCTGGATATGATTTAGCCAGACCTTATTTTACTGTTGTTCCTCCTGTTACTACTGGAACTAAAAAAAATGTCAGAGTTCTTGACAGAACAGTAGATTACTATACTGAATATACAAATTATAGAATAAACGTGCCCTACGGTACCGAATTCACTAACCTTCAGCAAATAACCAACTTGCTTTCTGGAATAGAAAGATTTTTAACTTTGCAAGGATTTAAATTTGGATATTTTGATGAAAGATTGGGACAAATTAGAAATTGGGAACTAAGCGTCAGGGAAATGTTATTCTGGGTACAACAAGGGTGGGGAGTTGGCAGCGTAATTACATTAAGCCCCGTAGCTGATACACTCAAATTGACCAACACATCAGCCACAGTGGATGTTATCAGTAATTCTTTCTTTGGTACAAAAGTTGTAAATCAAAACTTTAGCGTATTAAATTCTGATGGATATTCTGTTACCAGAGACAACAATCAATTTGATTTGTCGTTGACCAACAGTATAGACCTAATAGGGTATGCAGAATTAAACTTAGTACAATACGAACACGTTTTAATATTCAATAATAAAACACAGTTTAATGACATTATATATGACAGTGTCATGGGACAGCGACAGTACAGATTAAAAATTGTTGGACAAAAAACTGGCGGCTGGACAGGAACATTAGCAGCACAAGGCTTTGTGTACAATCAACCAGGCGTACAAGCCTGGAGAATGAATAAAGATTATCTTAAAGGCGATCTAGTAGAGTACAAAAACTTTTACTATGCGGCAAATAAAAAATTACCAGGCGCAACTACTTTTAATTTCTCAGACTGGTTACCTGTTGATAAAAATAAAATCAAAACAGGATTGTTATCTAATTTTGCTCGTAATGCTCAATTACCAGAAACTTTTTACGATGTTGACCAAGTAAATTTAGAAAGCCAATACGATCAGTTTGCATTGGGACTAATCGGATATAGAAATAGATCCTACTTGAATGAATTAGGACTAGATGATGCTAGTCAGGTTAAATTTTATCAAGGATATATTAAAGAAAAAGGGACTCGAAATTCTATTAATGCACTGGGTCAAGTAAGTTTCAGTGGTCGACAAAGTGAGGTCAGTGTCAGTGAAGATTGGGCATTCAGAGTAGGCGGATACGGAAGTGTCGGCACAAATCAATTTGTTGAATTGGTCTTAGATGAGGCGTACACTCTTAGTAATCCTACCAGTGTTGAAGTGCTATCTAACAATTCTGTAGTATTTGGATCTTTATATAACGACAATCTTGGATTGTATAAAACTGCGGTCTCTCCCTGGTCTAGTCCATTTTTATTAAACAGGACAGTTGACAGTGATTACAGCGATGACATTTTAACTGCAGGGTTTGTAAACATTGAAGATGTTGATTTTACACTGTTCGACCTAAGAAATATTACGTCGTTAAATACTGACATTCAAAATATAGGAGATGGGTCTAGTATTTGGGTAGCCAAAGATTACAATCAAAGATGGAATGTGTTTAGAGTAGTAGATACAGATACCAAAATTGTTAATTCTGTTAACGCTTTAAATACCAGGGTATCTATAGTAACGGATAAGTTTCACAATCTATCTAAAAATGATCCAATTTTAATTACAAATACCGATAGATTTAATGGGTTCTATAGAGTAATAACAGTTGAATCTCTTACTTCATTCACCATCGATGTAGAAGTTTCATTACGAGGCTTTAGCTCGGCAACCCAGTCTGGCAGTTTGTTTAAATTAATAAGTATGAGAGTCACTGAACCGTCGGACATAAATTCTATTCCCTCGGTGACTAACTGGATGCCAAATGATAAAGTTTGGGTTGATAACTCTGATACTCAACTTGAATGGGCAGTATACAACAAGTCTGAACCATGGTCAATGACTAAGAGTTTACCTTCGGGTACCTTATCTAATTCTAGACAGTACGGTAGTTCTGTTAGTTTAAGTAACAATAATAAATTTGCAGTAGTGGGTATTCCTGGATATTCGGGCAGTTTATTAGCCAATGCTGGCGCTGTATCTAATTATATCCTAAACTTCAATAATGAGTTAGTAGAAGATGTTACACTAGACGGCAAAGCAGTGGGAACTATTGGGCTAGGATCAGTGGTTGATAGTGGAACTGACCGAGTAATTGCCAGCGCACCATTAAGCGGATCTGGCCGAGGGTGGATTTACACATACAAGAGGGGTGCATTTGGATCGTTAACTGAATCGCAACTGTTATGTCCAAATGTTAATTCAGCTGCAAATTTTGGTTATAGTATTAGTGTTAGCAAAGACGATCAATGGTTATATGTCGGTGCTCCTGAAGTAGGCACAGTCTTTGTGTATGCACTAAACAATTTAATGGAAAGCGGTAACAGCTCTATTACGGCCAATGGCAATGTAAATTCTTTTGTCCTTTCGTTTACCCCCTATGACAGTGAAGCAGTCTTAGTTAGGGGTGCTCTTAGAACGTATGTTCCTAATTACGATTATACAATATCTGGTTCTACTATTAACTTTGTATCTCCACCGACGGCTGGCACTATAAGCATATCTCAAGAAGTTGGGTATTCATTGTATGCAACTATTGCAGGCAATGCGGCAGAAAAATTCGGCTACAGTGTTTCTTCTACTATAGAAGGAGCACAAGTAGTAATTGGGTCTCCACTGGCAAATGTTACTATTGGCAACGTTACTTACACAAATAGCGGATCTGTTGATATTTGGAATAGATCTATAGAAAATTATATAGCTAAAGGCAGTGAAAATTTATTCAGTGGTATTAGTGCGATAAGTGAATTTACAAAAGTTTACTTAGATGGAACTTTACAAACGTTAGGTATAGATTGGGTGCCATTTAATTTAGATTGGGTTCTGTTTTCATCTACTCCCAAATTAGGACAAATTGTCACAGTAGAGTCTAATATTTTACATGAAATTCAATCAATATATCCGCAAACACCATATGCAAATCAACAGTTTGGATATAGTGTAGATATATGTACAAATAACTGTAGTCTTTTTGTTGGCGCACCTTATCAAAGTCAAACTAATTTGCTTAGTGGAGCAGTTTATCGCTTCTTAAATCAAGGAAGAGTGTATGGGACAATCACGGGTGCAATTCAGAATCCTACGGTAAACAGTGGTGACACTTTACGAATTAATAACTTTGTGGTAACTTTCAACAACACCGGATTAGGTGATGTGGTGACAGCAATCAATAACGCTAATATACCAGGAGTAACTGCATCAGCAGTAAATGGTTATTTAAAAATTGATAGTAATAGTCTAGTCATTGCAGATAAACTACGTATCCTACCGGGAATAGGGTCAGCAATCGGTGATCTTGGATTGGAAGTATTCACAGAAGTCGAACTCATAAACAATTATAGCAACAAATCCTATGATTATTTTGGAAAAGTTGTTCAAATTAACAATAATAGTAATATTTTAGTTGTGGCCAGCGACTCTGCTGCCACTCTTGTTACAACAACATTTGATTTAACTTCAAGGGTTACAACATTCGATGTAGGATCAACAGGATTTAAAGAACCAGTTGACGACAGCGGTTCTGTTTGGATTTATAGCTATTTGCCAAGCAATGTAAATTCTATTGCCAACGCAGGAAAATTTGCGTTTATACAACAATTGACACCTACCTCTGCTGAGGGTTCTCTTAAGACCAATGACAGATTCGGCAGCGGAGTTTCTATAACAGAATATCAAATGTTGATAGGATCATTGAATTTTAATCAATTTAATTTTAATGCAGGTAAAGTATTCCAATTTAATAATCAAAATAATTTGTTGGGTTGGGACGAACTACGAAGCCAAGAACCCAGAGTGGACATTAATGGAATAACGAAAGCTTACATCTACGATGCACAAAGCCAGTCTATACAATACAATTTAGATTATATTGATCCAGCAAAAGGAAAAATATTAGGTTTAGCTGAGCAAGAAATCACATACAAAATAGACTATGATCCTGCTGTTTATAACAATACTTCAGTGAGTACTGTAGCCAAAGATAATAATTTATTCTGGACTAATCAGCAAGTTGGTCAAGTATGGTGGGATCTAAGTGTAATCAGATACATAGATTACGAACAAGGGTCGATTAAGTATAGAAATTCAAATTGGGGAAGAGCTTTTCCTAACAGCAGTGTAGATGTTTACGAATGGGTAGAAAGCATTTATCCGCCAAGCCAGTATGTGGCCAATGGAGGCAGTGGAACACCTAAATACCCAAGCGATAATGCTTATACATCATTGACATATATTGATCCACTGACAAACTATGCAACTGTTAAGTATTACTTCTGGGTTAAAGATAAGACAACATTATCAGTAAATCAATTTGGCCGTAGTATCCCTGTTGCAACGATAGCTAGTTTTATACGTGATCCTAAAAATACTGGAATAAAATATTTTGCTGCTCTTAAAGACGATAGTGTGGCCATTTATAACATGGAAAATGAGACCACAGGAAGAAACACTATTTTCCATTTAGACTATGTTACACAAATCAACAGTAATATTATTCATAATGAATTTGCTTTATT